ATATGGTGTGGATCGCATGATCTATATTTCATGTAAGCCGACCAGTCTGCAGAGGGATCTGGAGATTTTGCAGGCACAGGGATATGTGGTGAAGAGGACCTGCTGTGTGGATATGTTCCCGGGAACGGTGCATGTGGAGACAGTCTGCCTTTTAACCCGCATAAAATAAGCATTTTCAAGGATTTTAGGGTGTCGGAAATGTCGGATTGCCACCCATTTGCCACCCTAATTTTGAAAAACATCACTGAACACAAGAAAAGCACTGAACCCGTTGAACTATTGCCGGATTCAGTGCTTTTTCAGGTCTTTATATAGTTGTTATGATGTTTTTGCCTGTGTCACCTGTTCAAACAGATCAACAGAGCGTTCAACCATCTTTTCAGTATCATGCACATAGGTCTGCAAGGTGGTTTCAATGTTGGTGTGTCCCAACCGGGTCTGTACGTCCTTCACATCCGCACCGTTTTCAATCAGCAGTGTGGCGTGGGTGTGCCGTAATGAATGGTAATCAAAGGCAAGCAGCAGTTCTTTATGGATGACCCTTGAACAGAACTTGAAGGAATCAGTTGAAGTATATTGACCATTTTCTGCAATGCAGACCATGTGAACCCGTGGCAAAGGCGTATTGACACATTTCTGAATTGGAACTATACGCTTCATATCGTTGCCTTTTTCATCCTTTTCAACCTTGATGACATGGATGGTGTAATATTCACCATACTTCATTTCATTCTTTGCCTGTCTGACCTTTTCAGCCTTTAATGCCCGGTATAGAGTTTCACCAAACTTTACAGTTCGGTTTGATGTGACTGTTTTGGTTGTGCCAAAATACCATGATGACCGCTGTTCTTTCTTTCCCTTCTGTTCAACAACCTTCCTGACATCTGCCCCAAAGTTACGTTTTACGATCTGCTTGTTGACGCTGATGGTGCGGTTATCAAGGTCTATATCATCCCAAGTCAGGGCAAAGGTTTCAGAGATACGCAAACCAGTATAAAAACCGATCATAAGTGGAATATGATAACGGGAATCAGGCGGGAAACGGTCAATGATTCGCTGCCATTCGTCCAAGGTCAAAATGATGCGTTCCCTTGGTGCTTTTTCAACCTTGGGAAATTTGACATACTGCATAGGATTTGAAGTGATGTAGTGCATTGGTTCAACAGCATAGTTTAGTGCTGCACTGAATACGGACAAAATGCCGATCATGTGACTTTTAGAATTGCCGTTCATTTTCAGTTCAACGGCATATTCCTGTAATATTGCCGGGGTGATCGCTTTCAGGCGGTACACGCCAAACTTGGGAATCAAATGCCCCTGAACGATTCGCAAATAACCGACTTGTGTATTATATTTCAGATTTGTCTTGGAGTTTATGGATGCAGATGAACGAAGAGAAGCACTGGAAGATGCCGGACTGGATCCGGATGAATATGATTTCTAAGGAAGGAGCATTTATAATGGCAAAAGTATTTATCACACTGACAGGAACAAAACATTATTTCGGAAATGATTTTCTTGAAAAGGGTACGAAAATCAGACTGGAGAAAGAGCCGGATAATGAGTATGACAAGGAAGCAATTAAAGTTACTTATGAAGGCCTTGGAAAAATCGGGTACGTGGCAAACAGTTCTTATACTGTTATTGGTGAATCGATGAGTGCCGGACGTCTCTACGACAAGATTGGAGATGTTGCATATGCAAGGGTGGTATTGGTCACACCGGTTGGGACGATTTGTAAAATTTGTAAAAAGAGCCTGGCATATTAAGTGGAGCAAATCATTATGATGACAAAGGACATAAAACCGGTCACAGCAATCCTGGAATATTAGGAGGCTGGAACCATTACGATGACTGATACTTAAGAAGATAAAGGCGTCAACATGTACAATCTTTACACAAGTTTTGTGTGAAAAGATGCACCATATGTCTCCCACCTATGGTATACTTGAGTTATCATTTGGTGAAAGGAGACCGGAAAAGTGCCGAGCAGATTAAACATTACCGGGTAGATAAGATGCTGCATATCAAATTATCAAATGAAAGCCGAGACGGAAAAGAGCACTTTAAAAAACTGGATATGGCTGATTATGCGAAGAAAAGTTTTGGAATGTTTGGTGGAAAAGAACAGACTGTAAAGCTGCTGGTAAAAAACAGTCTGGCAGGTGTTATCATTGATCGGTTCGGAAAGAATGTGATGTTGATTCCGACAGATGATGAACATTTCACAGTGAATGTAGATGTGCATGTCAGCAGGCAGTTCCTTGGTTGGGTGTTTTCACTGGGTGAGGATATAAAGATTGTTGGACCGGATGAAGTGGTAGATGAGATGAAAAAGGAAATTAATCGAATGATTAATCAATACAAGTATGACTCATAATGCGAATAAAGCAATGAAAAGCTATAGAACAATAGGAAGCTGTGGAAATAAAGGTGGTATTAGGATTTAAGAAAGCTAGTTCATCAAATAGAAAAAATGAAATATAAAAAGAAATTAAAGGCATTGAAAGAGGAATGAGTAAAATGGTAGATTACACTCCAGGTATGAGAACCATCATTCGAGATGAAGAATGGATAGTAAAAAAATAGAAACAAATAGTCTTGGAAATAAAGTATATTGATGTGACAGTCTGCTATATTCAACAACTAATAGATCGAAGAAAAGGAAAACATTGATTGTATAAAAAACTGAATTAAGAGTTGTAAAAGTGCTTCCCAAATCTGGGAAGCGGTTTGGAGGATTAGGTGATAGCAATATATGTTAAGAATATTTTTGACATTTTTGAGGATGCATGGTAATATAATTATACAAAAAGAGTGCTACCGATAGACGGTTAGTCCAATATATGAATTGTCAAAAATTGCCGCTTCAGTTTACTAGGCTTGGGCGGCTATTTTTGCGTCTTATTATTATCCTTACCGAATGTGTATCCGATACTAAAGCAGGTTAAGCCAAAGCTCACTACTGCAATGAAATCTATAATACTCACTGGCTTAGCCCTCCTTTCCATTGGATTCCCTTTCGGGTTTCTATGTAATCAGAGGGTCGCAGTCCCTCTGTTGAAGGACTAACCGCCTACCGTTATGGCAGCACTCATGTTGTGATTATATCAGTTGTGGTATGGGGATGCAATAAGAAAATGAGTAGAATAGTTTGGTTACAACAGAACAGTGTTTAAATACAAATGCAGAGGTATTTATTAATTGCAATATACATTTCTGCATTGTTTTTTATTTTGCAAGAAAATTACTCTGTATTTCCATAGGCATATGATAAGCCTGTCCCCGCTTGGTCAGACTGTATAATTGAGATTAATCCTTTTATGTTATGTACAAGCTTTTCTTCAACGAGTACATTTCCACGGCCATCATAGATCATACACATATTCGTAAGTTCGACCGAGGTTTTACGATTCATTCGTTCCACCTCAATCCTTTATTGTTTCCATGATGTCTTCCAATTTACAATCCATAGCCTCACAGATTTTGAGAAGAACATCAGTTGTGATATTTGCACCTTTGCCAAGCTTGGCAATGGACGCTGCACTGATTCCGGCAGCATCCTTAAGATCATTTTTATTCATTTCTTTGTCGATTAACATTTTCCACAATTTGTTATAACTGATTCGCATAATTAACCTCCTTGCTTTACAACCAAAAATCAAATGATTCTTCTTGCTGTTTTTCTGTGAGATAGTTTTTTAAGTCTTTTATTTTACATGGCAGAGTCATGTCGATTAATGACGCAGCATAGTTTTCTCCTATGAGAATAACCATAATTTCATCATAATCTGCTGTGAATTCTTCAAGCAGTAAATTGTCTTCAGAAGAATAGAGGGATTCATTTGGCTGTTCTTCTGGGAGCTGAACACTTGTTGTTCCGGCATTACCGTTTCCATCTAATCCATTTACCAGGTTGCTTACTGCGTTACCCCACGCATCGGCTACTGCCTGTCCAGATGCCAGTAGCTTTTCTTCAAGAATATCATGTGGGGTTTTATCAGCACTCTTAGGAGTGCTTTTTCTTTTTTGTGTGGCAGCTGTTGTAAGAATTTTTTCAAAATAATATGCAATTTTCTCAGCTGCATTATATAGGTCAATCTCCTCGATATCAGACTCAAATGTGTCGCACAGTCTTTGCGTTGTAGCTTCTGGGAAACCATCCAAATATGCGATAAATTGTTCTGGATCTATGTGAGGCAAAATACGTTGAGAAATTTTCGTTATTTTGGTTTGACCGTTGTAATAGGCCTTAAAAGTGTTTTCGCTTATATCTTCAATTTGTAATAACCCTTCTTCGGTGATGATTGATTCAAACAGTGTTCTGGTAAAGACATGAGTGCTGTATGACCCCCCGATGATGGGTTTAATTTTTTGTGCAAATTCTGTGAATTCCATAATCCACCTCTTTCTTCATTACACCCAAGACTACCGAAGCCTACCAGCCACTACCAAGTTCTACCGACCCAGTTATCTATAATGAGAAGTGTAAAAAGCAAACAGCGAGTGCTTGCTACTTGTAAGGCTGTATTGGGAAATTGTTCTACCCAATATTATATCAGAAAAGAACGCAAAAATCTACACTTTCACAGTTTGTTAATATGCGTTCGCAGAGAAAATTTACAAATGCAGTTATTTTACCTCTCTGACCTTTAGTTGAGTTCATTAGGTGGATTCAACTAAGTGCAAGAGGCACTTAAAAAACAATATCACAAGGCCTGATTAGCTATAAGGGCATTGGGATACAAATATCGGCATCAATCACAGGACAACCTGTGAAAGGCGCGATAGAGGTACCCTTATTTCCTTATGCACTTTTTCAGGCAATTCATGGGTCGGTACTTCTATAAGCACCGACCCTATTTGTTTCCTGTGCCCTTCTGCAAGAACCAGGCAGAAAGGCAGGAACTTTATGAAAATCAAGATTCGTTACGAGAACGAGTACCAGACCCTTGAGGTCGAAAACATGGAATTGGAAAAATGGTTAAATATCTCCATTTCAGAAGAAGAAAGTCAGGAAGATTACGAAAAGAGAATCCAAGATGTAATCGAAGAGAGATTCAACAGACCCGATTACAACAGTTGGCACAAGCATGACCGTCATACCGGCAACGCTTATATGAAGAGCAAGGACGGAACAGTTGAGGTCAACACAGAAGAGGTAATTATGTTCAGAGCCGCTGATAAGTCAGCCTTTAACAGTTCAATTGATGGAGTGCATAACCAGCTTGAATACGAAGAGTGTTGTGAAACTTTGAGAAGTCTTCTTAAACCTGCAGTGGCAGATATGGTAATTGCTATTGCCCTTGACGGCTACACCGTTGGTGAGTATGCAGCAGAAATTGGTGATGATGCCAATAATGTCAGTCACCGTTACAGAAGAGCAATCAACAAATTAAAAAAAGTCTTTCAAGAGTATGAAAAAGGCAAAACATTGTCTGATAGCTTTATTGTC